CCTCACGGGGTCCACTAGTGGATTTGTCCACTATTCAGCTCTCTTACTTTTAGAGAGCGATGCCTGTTCACACCAGAGGAGAATTCAATGGCTATCGATACCAGTCCTAAGCCAATCCGCAATGATACACGCGGATTACCTGAAGACATGGATCCTCGTAATTTCTACGAGTATCGATATCTATCGAATTTAAAGACTGCAACTGGTCTTGAGGGTCTTCTTTTGAGATACATTCCTTTAAGCTTTCATAAATCGGTGGTTTTCGCCATCGACCCATTGAGAGACTTTAAGGTTGCGCCTCATCGGATTACCCCATCTAATCGCGAACGTACAAAGGGCGTCGACTCAGTTTTGCTGAACCGACGATCCTTGCGCAAGTTTACAGCTTGGTCGTTATCCCAAATTCCAAATTATGGAGGGATAGCGGTCTGCTGGTCACCTGGGCTAGCGGAGCGAATAGATGCTACGGGAGAAGCTAATGCTGACCTTACGACTCAGCCTGTTCTCATATCCGTAATCAATGACACGACCCGTCGTACACGTTTATTGGGAAGCGAACAAGGTACCATGGATTCTTTCCAAGGTTACATTAATTCGCCAGCAAGACACGTGGAAAAGGTCAATCGGTACAACTATATATATCATCCAGCTAATCCTGTGAGTCCAGAATGTTCTGAACGCGGCGGTGCCGCGAACACTCATTCTAACTCATTCGAAAGTTGGGTGCATAATATCGTACCGACAGCTGCAGTGCTCTATCCTACGACGTTTAACAACTTACGTACGGCAGAGCTAGCATTCTTGAACGATAAAATCGCTCATGAGTGTTTAGCTATGTTTAAAGAGTGGAGTCCTAATCGTAGGGACTACTCTCTCTTCCGTAACATAGTAGAGCTTAGGGATCTTCCTCGCAGCATCAAGAGTATTCAAGAAACTGTGAGGTCTTTCCGTTCGCTCTTCGCTTCCCTTGGAACAAAACCCAAGCTTCGTGACTCGATCTTCGAGTTACAAGGTTTGGTATCCAGGGTCCCAAATGAGTATCTCTCTTATCATTTTGGGTGGAAGCAGTTGGTAAAGGACGTTAAGGATTTGTTGGCACTCCCGGATAAGTTGAGCAAGAAATATGCTTTTCTTATTCGAAGAGCGGGGAAACCAACAACTTTTCGTACAAAGAGGAACTTTAACACCTCTTTGTCTGAAGGAGTCTCCGGTTTCGACTATGATACCTCACCTTATGAGTATAGTTCAAACATTACTCATAAGCTGGAAAGAGAAACAGAGCTGCGGTTAGTAATAAACGCAACCTTTGATTTCCCCCCTCCAGATGGTATTTCCTTCAAATCCCATAGATTTTGGGAAGAGATAGGAGCAGTTCCCAGACCCACGGATATCTACAACTTGATACCTTGGTCCTGGCTCGTCGATTGGTTCACTGGGCTTGGTAATTATGTCGAAGTAATTGACAATATTAACCGAGATCCCACGTTAATCAATTGGGGGATGATTACCGGCCTTACTAAGGGTCGATTAATCACGAACTACCAGTCGAAGTCCGATGCGGTGGACTATACCATCGAGGACTTTGTGGGTACGAGTAGTACAACTTCTGTTGTACTAAACAACCACACGTCTGTCCTCAATTACGAATGTCGTATTCGTAAGGATATGGCTACCGCCCTTGCTGTGAACACTACTGCTGCGCGGAACTTATCCGCATACCAGCAGTCCATACTCGGAGCTCTTCTTGCTCAGAGGCTGGATCATTCGACCCCTAGGACATTCCGTCCTAGAGGTTAAATTTATTGCCCACAAGGAGACGTTTATGCTTGTTGATCCTGTCACAATTGCGGCGAATTCCCCCACCCCGGCCTTGACTTTTCCTATTGTCAAGAACCAGGACTACGGGACAGTACGTCTGGACGCTGTCAACGGATTTTCCGTTACAACGAACCATACGTATCTGAAGGGCGGCGGCGAGAAGCACTATGTGCAACTCCAGCAATCTAAGATTGCTACCGACCCTTATTCGGATGCTAGCACGAAGCAGACCGCTTCGGTTAGCATCACTATCGTTGGCCCAAAGTACGGATTCACGTCTGCTCAATTGGTAGACGTTGTTGAAGCGCTTTTGGATTATATCAACGATAGCGAGGTGACGCCGGCACGTCTTGTCGCGTTTCAGTCATGAGCGAAGGTTTGTTCTCATTCTTGAGAACATCTCTTCGTGAGTGCCTGACTCGCTTCTTCGACTTTGCCTTTGACTTGGGAAATTTCATCGTTATCATGTTCTTTCTGATCATGATAGCTTTGATCTTTCACAATGATTGGGCGCCCCTTATTTCCCAATAAGGGGGCCGTGGCCTTATTATCTAGAAGGCCTTGGAGAAACTAGCGTGACTCGGAATGGTCTACCTAATAACTAGGAGGTTCCATGAAAAGTCCGATAGCTCTCTTATTATGTCTCCTGATTGATTTTGGGAGACTTAATCCTGGTGTGAAAGGCCTCAAGCGTGATAAAGAAACGCTTGAGAAAAGGTTCGAAAACGAGGGTCTTGGTTTCCTAACCAAGGCCTTACCGGCTTTTGCAGACGCCCTTCTCTTGGGGTTATCTACAGGCCAGTTCACCTGTCCCGATGGGTTCAAAAGGCCCAAAGGGAGGTCAATCCCGTGTTTGTTTATGGGTATGACCTGTGAGGTTTTCGATCCGTTCACCGGAATCCTTGTAGAATCACCAGACGTTGGTGTACTCAAGTGCCTCTACGGCATATTGAAGTTCTACAAGAAAGCTCAAGTATCTGCAGAAGATGAGGAATTTCTTCATCAGAAGGCGGTGAACGAGTTTTACCAGTGTGATGAGCATGCAAGTAGGGTTTTAATACCCGACAGGCATGACCATCTCATTGGTCGTGTTTGTAAGATACTACTCAACACCCTCAACTCAAAGGATATTGAATATGGTAAATACAAACACGGTCCCGGTGCCGTATACGAAGGCTATAGAGCGAACGAAAAGTGGATCGCTCTACACGAAGGCGTCTCGAGAGGCGCTAACGTGCTTCATGAGTATGGAATCTGGGGGCCAAGTAATGGTATACTTTACCCCCGAAAACCGTACTCGTGTCCTCGAGTTAGTCAAGAAAGCATCACTGCTTTGGAGACGAAACTGGATGGACATAGATCTCCTACCGCCAGGCTCCCGAGGAGGGAGAATGGTAGCAGTCAAGAGGGCAAAAGAAGCCCTCGAGGTGCTAGTAATCGGAGGATATCTAAGGAGAGTACCTTCGTATTTGGAGCTTCTAGAGGAATCGCAAGACTGATTTCCGTTGCGAAGAATTCTACTTCGCGCAGGACTATTACCGTTGAGCCTATGTTGAATCAATTCGTTCAACAGGGGCTTAACACTTTACTCAGAACTAGTATCTCTGAATGTAAAGTCTTGGGTACCAGTATTGCTTTATCCCAACAAGGCCTTAATCAAAAACTGGCCTTGGAAGGATCCCTTCTCGACAACTGGGCAACCATCGACTTGAAGTCTGCTTCAGATCTGCTTAGTCTTAGACTAGTCAGGTCTGTTTTCAGACATAACGCTCAATTTCTAGAGCGCATGATGGAGTGCCGTTCTCCCTCTATTGAGTGCAAATCTAAAGATGCACTAGATCTAGGGAAATTTGCCGGGATGGGTAACGCATTAACTTTCCCAGTACAGAGTATATGCTTCGCAGTAATCTGCTATGCAGCTATTCTGGATCAGGACGGTAGTGAACCGTCCTACTGGAAATTAATGCGCGCCTCTAGGCATGTCCGCGTATATGGCGATGATATCATCGTCACGAAGCGGTATGCTCACCAGTGTGTGGCCTGGCTTCATGAAGTTGGTTTAAAAGTCAACGTCAAGAAGAGTTTCCTTGTTGGTAACTTCAAGGAAAGCTGTGGTGTCGATGCATGGCGAGGAGTTGATATAACTCCTCACTATCTGAAACACCATCCAGACTCAAACGCTACAAGTCCAAACGTTCTTGCCGGCTTCGTCGCTCTGTCCAATCACATGTGGTTGGACGGTTTGTACTCTGCTAGCACCTGGTTACAGGAATTTGTGGAAGAGGCCATAGGAAGCCGCCTTCCACTCGTGTCCCGTAATTCGGGTTCGTTTGGGTGGGTTAGTCGTCAAGATGCTATGACGCCGCATAAGTGGTGTCGTAACACGCATAAGTTCCTCACTAGGACTTTTGCGCTCAAATCGGTGAAAATCCGAGATGAGCTTAACGGTTATCCCGCACTATGGAAGTGCTTGATGCAACTTGATGCTCAAAATCTAGAAATGGAAGATGAGCAGGAAGAGTACATCAAGTCTATAAAGAGTCTGTTCCCTAAGCCTAAGGCTAGGGATCCAGATCACCTCCATAGTACCGTCATGCGATACACATATCGCATGTGTAGACGTTGGGTGCCGACCCAAGTTGGGACGGTTTAAATCTTGCTA